GTAGATTACTTTGTAATCAATGAGGCAAACATAACCTTTACTGGTAAACCTAAACCTTTATACTATCAAGAGAATAAAGAACGTTTCAAGAAGTGGGAGCATAAGATAATTCATCATGTCACAGTAGATGATAATGAAACATTAGAAAAGTATTGGGAAGGTGTTCCATATCATAGGAGCATGAAAGAGGAGAACATATATCAATTACCATTACACTATCAGAGAGCATGCTTTCATAAAGACTCTGCAATATATGCACTGCTTGATAAGGCAGAGGATGATGACATCATACTAACAAGTGATGCTGATGAGATAGCGAATCCAGATGCACTGCTTGCTATGGAAGAGTGGTTCAAACCTGAGAATCATTATGTATTGAGAGGTCCTGTATACTATTACTACTTGAATCTATTATGTGAAAAGGAATGGATGGGAACTAGAGTATGCACAATGAAGACACTCAAGACAATGAGTATAGATAAGTTGAGGCAATCACATCAAGACTCTTGGAAGATTGACAATGCATCATGGCATTGGAGTTTCTTTGGTGATGCTGACACCGTACGTGCCAAGATGGATGCTTATGAACACCAAGAGAACAATCTACCTCAGTTCAGAGATACAATGGAACAACGTATCGAGGCAGGAGTTGACCCATTTGGTAGAGATTATTTGTATCAACCAACTGTGGTACCTATCGATAGTTCATTCCCGCACTATATTATCAGCAATAAAGAAAAACTAGCGAGGTTTATCAAGTGAAAATTGATACACAAGGAATGTCTTATGGAGAAGGCAAGGGTGGTAGAAGTCTTGAAGAACAACGTGCTGCTATTCCTCCGTTTGATCCACCTAAGATACCTCTCATTACTGATATGTTGAAGAAGGAATTGAAAGAACTTATCAATGAGGTACTAGATGAGAGAGAACATGAGAAGAAACTTAATGGTCCATATGATTTCCCAGAGTTATGAATCTAATTGAAGGTGTAGCAGTATCTAATCACTGTGACTATTCGTTTGGTGATCAATCAGGTTGTATAGGAAATGTTGCAGGTGCCTACATGAAGCAGGCAGATCCATGCAACACAGAGTTTGCTGATCTAGTGAAGGACGGTAAACCGTTCATGACAGTTTTTATAGATAATATACGACTTTATAATAGACCACTCAAGGCGAGCACCGAGAGCGATCAGAAATGGATAGATGGTTTGATGGAGACCAATGACCTCCTTGAAACTTGTAAGACCTATCCCGACACGAAATTTTGTATATTCACTAATTTAGAAGACACACCTATCACAGAGGATATTCATACCAAGATACCTGATAATGTTGTTGCAATTTATGGAACAAACGCTATCGGTTTTGGAGGTAAGGTACACCCGTTTCCATATGGACTTCAAAGGATCTTGCATCCAAGTGATAATCGTATAGGTATAATGAAGAAGTATCTTCTGAAGAAGGATCAGAAACCTAAGAAATTATTATACATCAATCACTCAGAGCATACTAATATAAGTGAGAGGGGTAATGTAAGAAAGAAGTTCTCAGGTAAAAAGTATGTTACTATTGGTGAAAGAGTTCATTACGATCTATACTGTCAGCAGATATTAGATCATAAGTTTATGATATGTCCACAGGGAAATGGTGTAGATTGCCATAGGAACTGGGAGGTGTTATACTTAGGGAGAGTTCCCGTAATGAAGAAGTCAGAGTATCTCCAAGAGTTATACAAAGACTATCCTATCTTATGGGTAAATGATTATATGGACTGTACTAAAGCATTACTGTCCGATAATAATCATCTCTTTGAACAGGCACAGAATATTGACAGCAACCTGCTTGATCTTTATACTGTATTCAATCGTGCTGTGAAGGATGCAAAATCTCATACTGTATCATAAAAACACATCTCTTCCATCTGATCTTTTAGATTTCATAAAATCTGAAGTCAAACAGGAAAAGTATCGTAATGGTATGTACACGACATATCCAAACTTTGATATATGTGAACCATTACACGGGTTTTATAATCGACTTATGAAACGTGCGTTGTTTGGATTGACATTATTACATGCTGATTTCAAACAAAGTATATGGGCACAAATATATGAGAAAGGAAGTGATGGTCATCACAAACATAATCACCACGCTGTAGATAATCAACTATCATGGGTTCATTTTATAAAAACTCCTGATAAAAAATGTTTTAGATTCACGAATGGTTTTGTTCCTCCTCAAGATGATGGGGATTTTGTTTTATTTCCTTCATGGGCAATCCATCAAATTCAACCACATTCTGAAAAAGATGATAGAATAGTGGTAGTAGGAAACGTTTCTCTTACAAACGCTCATTATGCTGATTATTCCTGAAGTTACATTGGTCATGCTCGCTGACCTTGACATTGAAGATGCTGTATATGCAGTAAACAAATCATGTGAGGGGATACAATGGGGTGCTGCTAAGTTTCTTAGTAGTAAAGGAAGACCTAGAGGTTTGAATCCCAATGTAGATTATGAGGAAGTATATCCAATTCAATCTATCAATGACTTTAATTTTTATTGTATTTACAATCTTACTAATCACGTCAGGACCTCGCATTGCCTTCTCATACATCCGGACGGCTACGTTATTCGTCCTCATCTATGGGATCCTAAGTTTCTTAACTACGACTATATCGGGGCACCGTGGAGAGATGATCCAAATGCCTACCTCGACCCATGGGGAAAGAATCATCGTGTCGGGAATGGAGGATTTTCCTTACGCTCCAAAAAATTACTCGATGTCCCCAGTAAAGTCACCGTCCCTTGGGAAGTAAATGTAGGAAATTTTTACAAACACATGGATGCAGGACTATATAATGAGGACGGGAACATATGCTGCCACAATAGACACATCTTTGAGGGACAGGGATGTGTGTATGCTCCCGTCGCGGTGGCGAGTAAATTCTCTAGAGAAGAAACTCTACCTGACAGTGAACAAGAAACCTTTGGTTTCCATTATCATTTTCAAGAAATACGATGAAAGCAACAATCAACCAATTGTGGTGGAACCCATGGGGTGAAGAAGGTTTAGATGTAGGTAACAGAAAGGTAAGTATATCAATAGACAATCTAACATTTGATAAGAAAGCAGACTATAGAATTTTATTTTTAGCAGAACCATATGCAGTAGCACCATCTGTGAATGAGGGTGCTCTTAGAAATGCACATAACTTCAATCGAATCTATACATTTACACAATCAATATTAGAGAAATACCCACAGGCACAGTTGTTCGAGTGGGGTTCTTCATGGTTGGACTTCAAAGATCTCAAGGTAGAAAAGAAACCACACATCACATTCGTTACCAGTTCTAAATTGCAGACCACTGGACATAAGACTAGAAATCATATCATGGATATGTTGGATGATGTTGAAGATGTAAATGGCATGGAGGTGTATGCACACAAGTCACCACCTTTTCATCAGAGAAGAAATGATTTCTTTGAGAATGCACTGTATCATATTACAGTAGAGAACTCAAGACAAAAGAATTATTTTACAGAGAAGATTATAGATTGTTTTGCTAGTAGAACTATACCAATCTACTGGGGTTGTCCTAACCTTGGTAACTGGTTTGACATGGATGGTGTCATTACATTCAATGATGTCAGCGAACTCAAGAAAATATTTGACAAACTAACTGAAGACTTCTACCATAGTAAGAAGGAAGTTATTGAAAAGAACTATGAGATTGCCAAGCAATTTTATGGTGACAATGATGTAGTTCCTCGATTGACCAAAACTATTATTTCTGATGTTGAGGAAAACGCTATAGTATATGAGAGTTAGTTTTTGTATTCCAACTCATGATGGTAATGCAAGATGTCAAAACTATTTGTTTGACATTTTTCATGCTCTCTCACAACAAATCAATAAAGATTTCAACGTCTGGATATCAGACCATAGTAAATCTGATAAAGTTCTTACTGCCTGTAAAGAGTATGCTGATCTATTTGAAATAAACTATGTTAGAAATCCGAATAATCTTGGGAACATTTCTGCTAACACTAATCACTCTCTTCGCAACGCAGATGGTGAGATACTAAAAGTTTTATTTTCAGATGATTTTATTCTGACAAATAATCTTGTGACAGAACTAGACAAAGCATTCACTGGTGATGTCAAGTGGGCAGTCACAGGATATGCTCATACAGTTGACGATGGTCAGACACATTACAATCCAAAGGTCCCCTTTTATAATGATAGATTATTAGAGGGTGTGAACACTTTGAGTTCACCTTCTATCCTTGCATTGAAGAAAGGAATCGACATGTATTTCGATGAAGATTTGACCATGTTGATGGACTGTGACATGTATTACAGACTCTATAAATATCATGGAGATCCAGTGGTACTCAAGGATTATCACATCTCAAACAGAGAACATAAGTCTCAAACACAGAGAACTTATGAACACCTCCTACCAAAGGAGATTGAATATTTGAAACAGAAACATTCATCATGACTATAGGATTCAACCATCTAGGGAGACACGGTAGACTGGGAAATCAAATGTTCCAGTATGCAGGACTACGAGGCATCGCAGCACATAAAGGATATGACTTTGCTATCCCTCCTAGTGACTTCAAGGACGAGTGGAATGACCATCAATTATTTGAGGCATTCAAACTCACCGGTCTCACAAATATAAATGAAATTCCCGGACCATACGTACAGGAAGCACATTTTCATTTTGATCAAAATTTATTTGACAATATGCCTGATGGTCATAATGTATATGGATATCTACAGAGTACAAAATGGTTTGAGCATATAGAAGAGGATATAAGAGAGGATTTTGAGTTCAAGAATGATATACATTTACCCTGTAGAGAGATGATGAATACACTGAAAGATCCTATTGCATTGCACGTTCGTAGAGGTGACTATATACAGAACTGTGATAACCATCCACCTTGCCCCAAAGAATATTATGACGCTGCATTGTCAAAGTTTGATAACAATCGTACAGTGGTTGTTTTTTCTGATGATCCTCAATGGTGTAGCACTGAGTTCCCTGACGACAGGTTCCTTGTATCAGAAGGTGGTGACAATCTTGCAGACTTGTGTATGATGACTATGTGTTCTGATTTTATCATTGCTAATTCATCATTCTCTTGGTGGGGGTCTTACCTATCACGTAATCCTGATAAGAGAATCATTGCACCTAAGAAGTGGTTTGGTACAGGTTATACTAAGAACCACAATACATCTGATCTATACTGTGACAACTGGGAGGTATTATGACAAAGAAAACTGTACAAGATAAACTAAGGGAAAAGGAACCACCTCAACTAGGAGATGATCTTAAACAAATTGAGGATCTTTCTAAGATGGATCTCTCTGTGTGTACATATCTGATTCCATTGAGAATTGAGAGTTCTGATAGAATGAGAAATATAATAACGGTACTACTGTACTTTATAAGAAATATAAAGGCACCTATAATAGTAAAGGAGTTCGATAAAGAATCGATATATGAAAGTGCTGTTCTACCACAGATAAAACAGGTTGCCACAGAGGAAGAGATAAGTCAAATCACACATGTATTTGAACAGACTGACGAGTTTACATTCCATAGAACAAGATTGATCAATGACATGATCATGATGGCAGAGACTCCACATGTGTGTAATTACGATTGTGATGTTCTTTTACCTTTTCAAACTCATTTTTATGCTAATACATTCTTAGCAAAGGGGTACTTGCCACCAGATTCACCCGAAGGGACGATACCAGAACCAGTAAAGGTTGTTTATCCATATGGTTATGGTGACTTTCAGCAACAAGTATTTGCTGATGATCAGACAGTCAGTAATTTTATCAATAGTAATTTTAATTTTCATGCATTTGATGGTAAGGTGAGAACTTATGATGCAAAGTTTGGTTTCTGTCAGTTCTTCAATAGAGAGGAATATATTAGATTAGGAATGGAGAATGAAAAATTTATATCGTATGGATATGAGGACGATGAAAGGTATCATAGATTTAATACGTGCTCTAATGTTTGCAGGATAAATGATCAGATCTTTCATCTAGAACATAAGAGAAGTCCAAATTCTTGGTTCACTAACCCTCACATAGAAAACAACCGTAAGGAATGGGATAAAATAAGGTTCTATGGTAAGGAAAAAATTGAACAGTATTATCAAAACATTGATTATATGAAGAGGCGATTTGGACAAGAACAAAAGTAATTACAAACTCGCAGGACTTCCTCATGTCTATTGGTTGAACTTAGATAGGTATGCTGATAGAAAAAAGTATATGGAAGAGCATCTTCAGTATTGGGGGATCGATAGTCATACTAGAATATCTGGTCTTGATGGTAAGGAGGATGATCCATCTTCATATTTGAAGGGTAGAGTTCCAGATAATATGAATTCCGGTGAGATAGGATGTGTTCTCACACACCTCAGAGCACTCAAACATTTTGTAGAAGAGACTGACTATGATGAGGTAATCATCATGGAAGATGATATCGATCTATCCCCTGCACAACACTGGACATTTACATGGAGAGATGTAAGAAAAAAGTTGCCTATCAATTTTGATACCTGTCAGTTTACCATTATAAATCCTAATGGTATTCATTTGAAACTGCATCATAGATTCATAAATGATTTCTCTGCTGCATGTTATATTATTACTAGACATCACGCTACAAAGGTGCTAAAATGTCATCAACGTGGTAACTTGTGGAAGATAGATCAAAACATCAGACCACGAGCAGTATCAGAAGATTTGATTCTGGATAGTGGTAAAGGTTATGCTTTACCAATACTAAACTACAGACTCGATATGGGTTCTGCTATTCATGAGGAACATATAGATATATTCCACAAGGATAGTAAGCAAGGACTTGAAGAGTTCTGGAAACTAAATGGTCAAGACATTTTACTTGATCAGATTATGGAACTAGATGAATACGTTGGACGTGTTCCACCATCCGTTTACCAACAACAATTAGAAAATGACAGAGCAACAGCAACAACCTGAAAAAATTGAACTTCTAACTCAGGGTGTACAGCATGAGATGATTTTCAATGAAGGCATTGGAGTCATCAAAAATTATGCTAGTAAGGAATGGTGTAAATTATTGATTGATGCCTTTGAGATGTATAATGCAACCAAGTTGTCTAAGAATGTTTTAGATGGGCATTATCAACTTGACACTACTAACGATGGAGAATCACAATTCAGACAAGGTTCAATGGGTAGAAAGGATGAGCAATTATTTCTTGAAGTAGCAGATGCAGGCATGGCATCAACCACTAATCAGATTGTGGGTGGTGCTTTTGAACATTATGTGAAAGAATACAAGGGTGTGGTTGAGAGTTCTGATCCCGTATCATCATGGACTTGTAAAATACAGAAGACACAAAAAGGAGGAGGATATCATATATGGCATTGTGAAGATGGTGGTTTTATGTATAGAGATAGAGTCCTTACATGGATGTTGTACTTGAATGATATACCAGTAGAAAATGGTGGTGCTACTGACTTTCTACATCAGAAATGTTCTTTCCAACCTACTGTAGGAACTATGGTAATGTGGCCAGCAACTTATACTCATATGCATAGAGGATCTTTCTTAACAGGAGACACAGCAAAATATATTGCTACAGGTTGGTTCCTTAGAGAACCCGGAGCAGTTTCAGAAAGAATCATAGGTGAAAAACTTGGCACTTTACCTATACAAACCCGCTTGAATCAGTGATAATATATTCTTGCATAACCAATGGTTATGATAAGATACCTGATGATCATTTTTATGATCCGACTGTAAAATATGTGATGTATTATGATGGGGATATAGAGCAGAAAGGTAGTTGGGAATTTATAAAATGTGATAGGCAAGAACCTGATTGGATAAAATCCTACTACCCTAGATGTATGTCTCATACATTATTTGACGAACCACATGTGTGGGTAGATGGGTGCTATACCATGCCACTTGATTTTGTAGAGAAGTCAAAACAATTTCTACAAAATGAACTGACATTGCAAGACCACCCACAGCAGAGAACAATCGTACAAGAATTTTATAAACTATACAAAGTAGGATTTGCAACTGAAGATGAACTTGTAAAACTAGCAGAGGATATGTCACATGTTGGATTCAAACCATCACAACATAAACAGTCCTTGAATTGTTGTATATGGAGACAGAGCACAGAGAAGGTAAAAGAATGGAATGAATGCTATTGGAACTGGTATAGAAATCATTGTCAGAGGACTGATCAGATAGCAAGTTCTATTGCTGAACAACTTATTATGAAAGCAGATAGAGTTCCTATGCAAATTGATTGGAATATAAGCACCAGACAAAAATCATACAATGAGACATATACAATGTATGAAAATAAAGAAGATGATCAATTCATAGATAGGATAAGTGTAGCACTCAAAACTAAAAGATCTCTCATGGGTCTATGATAATCTATACATGTATTACTAATGGTTATGATGCTCCGGAAGGACATTACATAGATCCTGATGTAAGATATGTCTTACTACATGATGGTTCTGTCGAAGTTCCTGATGGTTGGGAAGGTATTGATGTAAGAGAAACCTTCAAATGTGATGAACCAGTAAGACAATCATACTATCCTAAGATAAATCCACATAAGTTTTTTGACAGGGGTGAGGATACTGTATGGTTAGATGGTGGATATCGTATAACAAAACATTATGTAGATTTTTGTAGAGAACAATTCAGACAAGGAGATTTTACAAGGTTACAGCACCCAGAAAAATGCACCTTCTATGAAGAGATGATGGAAGGTTTTATGTGTCAGTATTTTACCTTTGATGATGTGGTGGCAGCAACAAAAACATATGCTGAAGCAGGAATGAACTTCAGAAAGTATGGTAGTATTTTGTGCACATCAATATGGAGAACTATCAATGATAATACAATAGCATTTGATGAGTTGTACTGGAAATATTATGATATGCATTGGATAATTACAGATCAGATGGCATTTGATCTATCAATGCAATTGAATAATTATTATGCAAGAGTAATTACAGACCGTGATAGTGTGGGAATACTAGGTCATACAGGTAGAGTGAATAGAAGAGGTCCAAGACCTAAGTATGGCATAAAGGGACAGCAGTCACGAGAGATGGAACTCATACAGGAGATGTATAAGTATACAAAATTACATCCTAAATTGTATTATAAGAGAGACTATACTTATTTGATGAAAAGGCACGGTTTGATATGATAATCTATACATG